AAGCTCCAGCGTAACACCAGCATGGGCTTCCCGTGGAACCGATCAAAGAAGTTCTATCTCGAGGCCATTGCCCCCGCGCACGGCGTACCTGACCCAGTGGAAATCTCTAAGGAAGTGTTGGACCGCACTCAGATCATCCTGGACAAGTACAGCGCAGGTGAGCGCGCAATGCCTGTTTTCAAGGCCCATCTCAAGGACGAACCTACATCGTTCAAGAAGATTCAGGCAAAGAAGACGCGCCTCTTCGGTGGAGCCCCTGTGGACTGGGCCCTCGCCGTGCGGATGTACTTGCTGTCGTTCATTCGGCTGGTACAAAACAACCGCTTCATCTTCGAGTCTGCACCAGGAACCGTCACGCAATCGTCCGAGTGGGGAGAAATCCGCTCGTACCTCACGCACTTCGGGACCGATCGCATCGTCGCGGGCGATTACAAAGCCTTCGACAAGACAATGCCGCCAGAGTTCATTCTCGCGGCGTTCGAGATCATCATCGATGTCTGCCGCGCCGCCGGCTTTACGGAGGAGCAGCTACGCGTCGTATGGGGCATCGGCACTGACACCGCCTACCCCCTCTATGATCTCAACGGAGACCTTGTCGAGTTCTACGGATCTGAACCCTCGGGCCACAACCTGACGGTGATCATCAACGGACTCGTCAACTGTCTGTACATGCGCTATGCGTATATCGTCCTCAACCCAGAGCACGAGGCGACGTCGTTCAAGGACAACGTGCACCTCATGACTTATGGAGACGACAACGTGCTCGGCGTGTCGCGCACCGCGAGCTGGTTCGACCACACAGCTATCCAGAAAGTGTTGGCGGATCATGGCGTGACCTACACCATGGCAGACAAAGAAGCCCAAACCGTCCCGTATATCAAAATTCAGGACGTCTCCTTCCTCAAGCGCACGTGGCGCTACGAGGAGGAGCTCGAGGACTACCTGTGCCCGCTCGAGCATGAGTCTATTGAGAAGATGCTGATCACTTGCGTTGCATCGAAGTCAGTCGCCCGCGAATACCAAGGCATTTCAGCCATCAGTAGCGCGGTGCAGGAGTACTTCTTCTACGGCAAGACCACGTTCATCAAGCGTTCGCAACTGCTGGAAGACATTGTCGCCCAGTCGGAGCTTTCGCAATACGTGGAATCCAGCACCTTCCCCACGTGGAACACCCTTGTTGAGAGGTTCAAGAGCTACGGCGCGCCCAAGCGCTGGAACGAGCAACTCGACAAGTCCCGCAAACGGGTCGCACGACAGACCCGGGAGCCTAAAAACTCCGAAAAGTCAGAGCGCAAGCCCGCCCCCCTGGAAGAGGAGGCAACGGAGGATGATCCTGACGAGATCTTCCTTCCTCAATCGATCGTTCAGAACAAGATTCAAGAGGACCTGGCGCACTGTGGAATGCGCCAGCGCCGTGTCGAGCCCCGAAATGGTCCGACCCTTGCAGGAGGTACCTGCGACCTCATCGCTGCGGCTAGCGATGTAGGACAAATTTTGCCGCCCCTTGTCTCAGACATTCACCTCTATGCGCAACAAAGCGAAGAGACCACCCCAGTGGTGGACGGAGGAGCAGTCTCAGAGACAACTCAAGAGACAGTTAGTTTCATGGATGAGGGTTTAAAGTACGCGACCGGTTCTGCCGCCGCGCACCCCTCCTCAGCTACATCAGACGCCCTCACGGGTGCAGAGCTGGGGAATTTCCTGGAGCGACCTGCCCAAATCGCCACATTCACGTGGAATCAAGCCGATAATGTAGGCACGACCCACGCGTATGACGTCTGGCAGTTGTTTTTCGCCAACACCAACATTCAGCGCAAGTTCACGAACTTCGCCTGGCTTCGGTGTGATCTCAAGGTCAAGATCATGGTGAACGCATCTCCGTTTTATTATGGATCGATGCTGGCAACATACCAGCCCCTGCCCAACTTCACGCCTACGACAATTGTCCAGGACGCAGCGACGCGGTACTTTATTCCGCTGACGCAACGCCCTCACGCGTGGATCTACCCCCAGAACAATGAAGGAGCGGAAATGACACTCCCCTTCTTCTGGCCCAAAAACTGGATCTCGACTCTGAGTAACCAGGACTTCGTGGACATGGGCAAGCTTTCGTTCGTCAACTTCACACAGCTCCTCAGCGCCAACGGAGCCGTGGGGTCTGGCGCAACCTTCACGATCTATGCGTGGGCAGAGAACGTCACATTGAGTGGACCCACCAGTGGCATGACCATGCAGAGCAAGGACGAGTATGGCAAAGGACCGATCAGTTCGGTGGCGTCAGCCATCGCAGCTGCGGCCAAGAGCCTCTCACGTATCCCGCTCATTCGCCCTTACGCGACGGCGACGCAGATGGGAGCCAGCGCAGTGGCGCAGGCTGCCTCAGCTCTCGGGTA